TCTTCTTTTACAAAAAGTAGATTGGGAATCATCCTGTGGGGTGTATAGTATTTCATCCGAAGACAGAAGGTCATCGATCATAGAAACACCCAGAACTTCTATTTTTGTAAATATTTCATCTAGTGTACCACTCAAACTAAATGACTTCTGGTTGGCAATGTCACCACCGTCTAGAGTGTTGTTCATTTTAAATAAAGTTACACCTGACCACTTTTCACCAGATAAGATCTGATTCTGTATGGGACTTCCCCCACGATACTTTGGTAACATGGAAGGATGTAAACACACACACTCGACATTTTCTATCCATTCCGGGCCAATTATATCACTCCACCCAACAAAAAAAACCATAGAATAATCTGATGGTGACATGGTGTCTAATTGAGATTGGGATTCGCAGAGATCTAAGTCGTGTTTCTCACTGATCGATTCGTAAATTCTTTTAGACCAGTCTCTATAACCACAGAATAGATTTCTCATTTTCTAATATCATCCAACTTTATAGTTTGATTGAAGTCATCTACATTTTTATCAAACAGATCAATACTTTTAAAGTATTCAATCAGTTCTAATTTAGTGAGAGTCTCAGAACTGTCATACCTGAAGACTTCATCGTTGTAAATTTTCGTCTCGTAGATTGGTTTGACGACAAATACATCACCCATGTCAATAGTTCGAAGAGATTCGGTTTCGTTGATAAGATCTTCATGGATCTTTTCACCACTACGAATTCCTATCACCTTAATCTGTTTACCATATCGTTCGGCAAAAATTTCAGCAAGGTCTACGATTTTCATCGCTTTCAGCTTTGGAATGTAGGTCTCTCCACTTTCACCATTTTCAATACAGTTTAGGATAAGATCAACACTATCGTCAAGAGTCATTACAAATCTAGTCATATCCTCTCGGGTCACAGTAACAAATTCATTGTTCTTTGCTTGGTGCATAAACAGGGGAACAATACTGCCTCTGGTTTCCAGAACATTTCCATATCTGGTAGCAACAAATTTAACACCGGGAATATGTCTAGACTTTTCTAGAACCACCCTCTCGGATATAGACTTACACATACCATAGACATTGATCGGACTACAAGCCTTATCTGTACTAACCATCAAAACTGTTTCTAGATTCGACATAATTTCTTGATTGTTTTCTACAACATCAACAACATTTGAAACTCCCGAAAGATTAGTAGCAATACTTTCTTCTGGACTCAATTCACATACATCAACATGCTTCAATGCAGCTGCGATAATGATAATATGAGGATTTACTCGTTTGAAAATCTTTTCCATCCGACCATAATCACGAATGTCAGATACCATGAAGTTGAGATTACTCTCTTTGAATTTATTTTTAAGAGACCAATGTTTAGATTCGTCCCTAGAGAGAACGTACAATTCATTATCACAACCAAGTCTCTTGATCAGAGACATACCAAGAGATCCACTACCACCAATAATCATAATTTTTTTATTATTCACCATGAAGAATCACCTTCTTATTAAAGGAATAGAACGTTCCGGGAGGCCCAGAGTTTGGTTTATCATACCCTCTACACCTTCTACCCATCTCGTCCATTGCAATACACGAATGTTCATTAGTTTTCCAAGTATCACTTATATCAAATCGATCATCGCCTATCATTTCATTCAAGTCTGGATAATCTTCGTCCGACATCGTTTGAATAACTTCTGTAGGGGTTATTCTCCACTTGTTATTCCAGTGGGGTGTAGATCCTTCCACACCGTCTAACACCTGTAAAGGCGACTTCCAACTAAAGTCATAGTCACTTTCTTGACTTTCATAGAAAGCAAGATTGTTTCCAATCAATCGAAACACCCAGTCTCTATCTTCCCATCCACCATTAGTGTATCGGTGATCCCACCAACCAATTCTTCTAATCAACTCCTTGGACATCCCCATGAAACCAACATTCCACTGCATAGCACAAGCAAATCCAGACTCCAGTTGATTGATCATCTTTTCAACCTGTTCTACCGTAGGCAAAACTCTGTCATTGACCAGAATAAAAAATTCTGTGGCGGATGTTACAATAGCTTCATTAATCAATTCAGAGTAACTGTCGTAAGCGTAAGGATATCTTTCGATGCGTTTATTCCAATACACATCATATTTCTTTTCCAAACCAGATAGAGCTTTCATCTGATTATCGACCACATCTTGTCGTGATCCTGCGTGTAAACAAATTGTAATTTCGTCAATCTTCATTCTCAAAAACCCCTAAAATTTGTTTTGCCCTCGCAACGGTGGTTCCATTACTCATCAACCATTCTCTCTGACTATTTAACATTTCATTATACTCTCTAGTTGGTCTGTTGTCAACTACTAAACGAGAAGTTAATTCATCCAGTTCCTCTTGAGTCGAGTAAGAGAAACATGGAAGATCTACCGGTGAACATTTCGGAGGTTTCTTATCATAGTCTTTAAACAACAATAGTGATCCCGCCGACATAATTTCGTAATGTCGAAGGCAGTCCCACCCACCCTTCTTACATGTCAAACCAAACCAAGAAGAAGCTAGATCATCATAATATTCCGACTCAACGGTAAACTTATGATGATGTCTGCCACCACCGAGATCAGTGACATCACGAAACAGAGAATCATCCGGAGCTGTCTTTTGGTATGTTTGAGTTTTTATATCAAGATCAATCGATCGAATCTGGTACTCTGGAATGCCGAATCCTATCGGATGTGCGTACTCGTTATCCTCAACCAGTTCTCGTTTAAAACAAGGTACTCTCTGTAAACCAATGACTCTCTCACCACCGTGTTCAATAACTCTAGGCGCGTTACCATATAAGTCATGGCCATCCAAAAAATAAATTCCTTTTTTTGCTAGGGAATTTATCTTCTCATTGGGTTCAATGTTTATGTTACCATATAAAACATAATCAACTTCATCGATACTATCCCGATCAACGTCCATGATTGGTTCTGTATACAAACTAAAACCTCTACCATGAAGTCTTTCCTTTGGTGTATCAGACCAATCATGATACATGACTTTCTTTCTAGGTATGTCCACACAATCTTGACCCATTAAAGATCTGAGTCCGTGGAGAATACCAACCTCCAACAGATCACCCTGTTGGTTGGGATCAGGATGTGTTATGAATAAAATTTTCACATCCATTTTTCCGGCGCCCAAGGTTGTCCGCCGGCCCAATGTCGAATGATGGTATCTTCTTTCTTACTCTTAGTAATGTTATACTTCAACAATTGTTGAGTTACTGAATCTTCGGCGTCGTCTTCTAGGAGAGTGGTGTTCCACTCAGGGCCTCTGAGTTCAACATGATCTTCGAGTTCCGGTACACTATACCAAGTGTTTTCGGTTATGTTTGAATGCCATCCGTTGTCGTCCATCTCTAGGAACGGTTCCCAACTATGAGAGACAATACCACACAACGTATACCAACATGCCTGTTCTCTGAATCCGGACCAATGAGAATCGTTTTTCATTTTATTATACATACCCTCATCGAGAATACGATTGATCATATCGACCGACCAATCATTCACGGTTATACTATAAGATCCCATGCAATGTGTGTTTCCATTGTCAATAGCATAAGAGAAAGACTTATCGGTAACATAATCGTTTTCGGGTTTAACAATAAACATGTCAGCATCTAGGTGAGTGAGTTTGTCACCCGGTTGTAGTTCTCCCGACTCAATCATATCCCTAACAAGAGTAAACTTCCACCAAGTAGGGTTACCCCTAAACACATCTCCACCCTTACTAACAGTATAATCAAAACCATGAAGATCAGCATACTCCTGATTTCTTGGAGAAATCTTTTCATCAAAGACTTGTTGCTTTTCGTTGTTGTAATTTGCAATAACAAATAATACTTTTTTCATAATTAATTTTCATCCTCTAAAATTCGTTTAATATTTAGGCAAACAGAATTCATTGTAAAGTAATCCTGATACACCTCTTTCATTCTACACTGCATACGAGATATTTCCTCATCCGTATAGGATCGTAGTATATCGTAAATTTCCGGAATCTGATTCGGTCTTATCAAAACAGAAAACTCATTCCAATCAATCACATCCGAAAACGGAGTATAATGTTCGTCCGAAACATAAACTGGGATAGACCCCATTCTCATGGCTTCGTACATTCTAAAACTAGACTTACCATAACCTCTGGGTGCAAGACAGAACTTACTCCGAATAGTCTTGTCTACAAAGAATTTAAATTGATCTAATGGAACAACATTTGCCCAAGGCTTATAATAAAGTTTAACATCATCCTTATCCATAAGATGTCTTAGACATTCATTTCGAATTGGGTGTGTATCCGAACCGACAAACGAAAGAAGTATGTCTCTCTTCTCTTCTCGTAAAAACTCTGATGGTATTTCAGAACACACCAAAGGAATAGGCACAACTCCTGGCTTTTCACAATTACCACCCGCAGAGAAAATCAAAGTATCAGCTGGTAGGTTTTCCTGAACCGCATCGTCGTGTTGACACACAGTAAAGTACTTACCATCTCGGTCAAGTTTATCAGTGAGATCTCTCTGTAAGTCTATGCGACTATAACCATCACAATAGTATGTGGTCCAACTCACGGGAATGTAAGTTCTATCAGTCTTTAAGGTTACACCATCAAAGAAAGTCATGAAGTAATCTTCGAGATACTCTCCTTGATGATACGGTGGGTAAACTGGATATTTGGGTTGTAGTTTTATTTTATTCATCACATACCATAAACTTCACGAACTATATCAAACACTTCACTATATTTATCACTACCAGACATCTTCCTAAAGGCATCGTTTAAAAAATTTACCTCATATGAACCTCTAGAATTTTGCGGGTCTGTATGGGCATGTATGTTTATAATCTCTTTACCATCTAAAAAAAGTTTACCACCATCCGAAATTAACCGAGAGTGGTCATCGGAAATTACTGATCGCCACCATCCATAATTATAATTCGAGTCAGCGACAGTAACTTCATCCATCATTCCATTCGCAATCGTGGTCACCGGCTTCTGTTCTAGTCCATACTTACAATTCAACCTTTCGGTTTCATCTATCCATTTTTCTGTAAACTCGGTAGTTTTAGAAGCCAACATACCAACGTTATATGTTCCATATGTTTCTCTATTTTCGGAGTGTTCTTCAGTGTGGAAATGACTCGTCAGAAAAAGTGTTTTAGAGTCGTCCTTGAGAAAGTTGAAAAAACATTCGTCAAGAGGCGAAACAAAAATCAAATCAGTATCAAGAAAAAGACTGTACCCACCCTCTTCGATACCCGCTCTCATTGCAACCATTTTGTTCTTAACCAACTCAAAAAAATCACTAGCAGAAGACTCACTTGAATTGTAGTGTCTACCTTCCATATTAACTATCTTAACTGGTGTAAAATTTTCATGAGAATCAAAGTAGTTTGACGTAAACTCATCGCATACCACACTCCACTTACAATCATGAAACAGTTCAAGTGTTCTCTTTGTAACTAGAAACTCTTTAACCCTAGACTTGGTGCAAACTGTAGAGACATTCAAAACCATTCTGTGTATCCAATACCATGTTCTTTAAATTTTTCAATATAATAAAGGTTAGACTTCACCGAATCATTTCTAAGATGATTGTGCCACTCTACTATGATTTGATCAACATATTTTAACGTGTCATCGGATATCATCTTATCTAAAATCTCATACTCACAACCTTCACAGTCCAATTTCAAAATGATAAAATCATCCGGTGAAAAACTATTAGACAACCATTCAGAAAAGTTTATACAGGTAATTTCAGCAACATCGGTCCTGATATATTCGTCTGCAATGTAATGAGGTTTAACAAACTTTTCTTCTAAAACATTCGTAGCACCACCAACCCAATGTCTAACATTCTCACTCGGATCAAATTCTACAGTAAGTCTTTTTGTTGTATTTTCTCCGTAAACAGCCTGTTGATGTAATACGACATTATGATTAAATTTTTTATTCAAAAGAAATTTAAATGTCAGTGGATTCGGTTCGAAGATATGGACCTCATCAAAATTTACATCGCTGTACATCATAGTGATTTGATCATAACCCTGACCTAAATTACCACCACAATCAATTAATACTTTTTTCATTTAGAAACCATCAATTCGATGTCAAAATTTCTAGATTTTCGTTCTCGATATAGTTTACCATCAGATTCATAATGATCGCTACTCTCATTTCTTTGATGTAAATCATCAGCTTGTTCATGGCCACCATGAACCCATTCATGTCGAATGATACATTTTTGACTAACTGCTAATTTGCCCATCAAGATGCAGGCTTCAGTCTGTTCGTTATCGGGATACACTGACTTGTATTCAGGATAATACACATACCCAAACTTCTCATAGAGTTTCCACCCAAGACATGGTAATGTCATCAGAACGTCTTGTCGAAGACCATCGTGAAACTTAATAGCACCATCATAGTCGGGGAAGACTTGCTGGTAGTTATTGTAAATAATATCATCGTAGTTCCTTTCTACAGGAACCATGTCATCGGAGATTAAAAGTAAAACATCACCAGACTCCCCTTCGAGGTCTGCGTTGCAAGCTTCAATCTTTGTTTTGGACTGTCCATAATGATACACAATATCAATACCATTTGACTTGTGGTTTTCGATAAAGGACTTAATATCCTCAGTGTTCATGGTATCATCATCTTCATCCATAGTTATGATGAATCGGATATCATGTTTACCAGACAAGAAATCAATGTACTTGTCTAGGAGAGGCTTAAATTTATGGGGTCTGCTTCGAGTTGGAAATTTTATCACTAGTTTCATTATATTTGTTCCAGTCTATCTTTTACCTATATGGTATTTGGGACATAGTTCCCAGTCTCCCTTATCCCGATGGGAGATTATTTTTAAATGATGAATCGGGACTCTTTCGTCTTCTGGATCTTTCTCTACAATATCAAGAAGACCCCACTCTTCTAACAAATCAGCAATGGTGTTTCGTCTAAAAATGTCATTGTCGGAAAGGTTTGTTGGTAATCCGTCAAGAGCAAAAAGTTCTTTAAAATGGACAATATAATACTTACCACGTTTGTGTAGTATGTGACAAGATTGCCATAGTTTATTTTCTTTTTTCGATGATATACCTATTCTCGTCAGAGTCTCTCGAACTTTAAGGAAATCGTCGGGTTCCTTGAGTGTGATCTCTAACAAATCATCCGGTTGTAAGTCTACATAATTTTCTTCCATGATAATTCACCTTTACATATTCGAATCATTCATGTTATTTATGATTTTATCGTACTAGGCGTTTCACATAATTCATAATAACCACCAATACCAAACTTGGTTTTAGTATTTATAGACCCAACACCACCCAATTCTTTAAATCTAGATTGAGGAATTACTCGAAAATCAATACTAACCCTAGTAATACTAGTCAGGTTTTTCTTGTTACCATGTAAAAGATTTGAAGCGTCCCATTGACAAAAATTACCATACTCACAATCCATTGACCTAAAATCTTCTAGTCCCTCTTGTGTTTCGTGCCAGATGGTATTAGTTCCGTAAGCGTTTACTAATGGGAGATAGAAATTTAGTTCCTTAACATCGTTAGACCACTTAAGATCTCTGTATTGTCTATCCCTATGCCACTCACCAACCGCAATGTTTTCCGGAAAGTGAAATCGAATATTTGGTATTCTTTGGTATACGATTGATTCGTTGTATAATTTTGAAACCTCATGGTCGATAAACTCGACATATAAATCGAAGAAAGGATTAGACCTATCATAATACTTTTCATGCCAATGTGTGGACTGATCCTTGTCTCTGGTGAAGGTAGTATCATATGAAAAGGATTTATCTTTATGAATATGTTCCAAAGAGTCAACATTCAAAAAAGATCTTACAGTCTCTTTAAAATCGTATTTACTTACATCAAAACTATACTTGTTCACACTATCCACCATAATTATAAAAGTCTCTAATGGACTGGATCTGTTTTTCGGTTAAGACACGAATAGATTCTTTTGCCTTTTCGTTGGAGTAATTGAAATACTCCTTGACCAGTTCCAAGTCCTCTTCTTCTTTCTTATTTATCCACTTACTAAATCTCTTACGAGCTCGAAGAGAGTGACGAAGATAATCATACTGCATTTTATTCGAGAGGTGATTATGAAAGTTCATCATGTTTGCCTGGAGAATTGTGTCCGGGAAATACGATAGACATCTGTTCACAGGAAACGTAGGATATAGTTTTTCTGCCCTTGCATCATCGCCAATAACATCTTTTTTGCTATGGTTTATGGAATTAAGATAGTCTGTAAGTTTCATTTGTCACCTGATAATATCAATAGTATTCATGTTGTCTTCGGTCCATACCTCAGACTCAGTTCGTAGTCTTCCGTCAGAAAGCAAAGAGTTATATCGTTTGGTTGCCTTCTTCTTCCACCATTCTATCACATTTTGCAATTCATATCTATCGTAATTTTCTTTCTTTTGTAGTTCTTTTTCCTTACCCAACATGACATCTACCACATTTGAAAACCCATAGTCAGACCAGTACTGTCTCTTTCTGGTAGTTAGATTGTCAATAGAGTCTTCGATGAACTCAGAAAACTTCTCACGTTCTTCGATACGTCCCTGACTCTTAAGACTGGCCTTAATAACGGACAACATCTTAGTTTGGATCTTTAGTTTTCTACTAGAAGCTTCACGATGAATAATTGGTTCTCCATCGTTTTTCATCGTATACCAATCATTCAAATCATAGAACTCTTTACCCATCATGGTCAGAAGAAATCTACTCTCTGTCTCACCAACGTGACGAATGAATGGTTTCATTCCATCATACTGACTACACGACTTGATATTACCATACAAAGAAGTAGTTTCAAATCCACAGATATTGACTCCATACTTTTTGTTAATAAATCTTCTCATATAGTGAGAGCAACAAATTCCAGTGAGAAGTTTACCACCAAGATAATTAAATCCAAACGGTTGAGCAGGAACAATAACAAAACCCATAATGATATGTTCATTGAGTTTACTGAGATTCGGAGGACCACCCAACATATTGTTTCTGGGTTTTGAATTTATGGTAGGTGAACCGAGTCGAATAAAACCAACAACTGTGTTGGTATTCTTTTCCTTAACCAGAAATCGAATGTTCTTGCCTGGATTTTCGTCAGATGGGAATGATCCAATATGAATAAACAAATCATTCCATATACCTCTACCAGACTCGACGATCTCAAACTCCATATCCATAGGGCTCATAGTAAAGTCATGAAAGAATTCGTCTTCCACCGGGAAAAGTCGAGAGGCGGTGTTAGACAATCTCTCGACCTTTGTTTCCCGGAAGTAGTCATCAATCCTATCGAAATCAGAATAGTAACCATACACCTTTGACAGTGCATAGTTGGTATCCTTTTCGTTAAGAATTAGTTCATCCAATACGAACTCCTTCTTCGGCGACGGCGAAGATTCTAAATTGGTGCATAATAGTATAACCATATACACTGTCATATTGATCCTTCTCAAAGAGAACTCGATCACCTTCTTTATATTGAAGTTCAACTAAATTGCCGTTATTGTGTAGTTCAGGAGAACCAATACTCACAACCTTACCAACTCCAATTTTAGGATTACCTTTCTCTTCGTAGATAATTTCGCCTTCTGCGTTTTGCGGAGACTCTACTAGAATAGCAACCTTACCTTTACTCGGATAAAATTTACTCATTTGAAACTACACTCCATCATAATCTCGATTAAACATGCTGTTAGATTAATTTCCAAGTCAGAAACAAAAGCTGACTTATATTGATACTCGGCAATAATAAGAATTGCCTGCGGGATACTGTGAGGACTCAAGTGTATGTACAGATTATCATAGATCTTTCTGAAGATACTAGCAGGATCATTATCTAGATTCTCCACAACCCACTTACGGACATTCGTGAAGTCTTTCTTTGACATCGCATCCATCAGGGACTTGATGTTGACCTCACCTAGTTGGGAAAGAATTCCCTCGTCAATTGTACCAGAAACCGAATATCTTTGCAACTCATTAAGACATCGGCGGAAGTCTGGGAAGTGTTTGATTACCAGTTCACTGAGAACCTTCTCCTTGAATGGAATTTCTTCCTTATCAAGAATAAACTTACACCGATTAAAGAATTCACCGGCAAGATTAGGTTTCTCCTTCGAGTCAATCTTAAACTCAACGTTTGTACACCGAGAGTGGAGAGGTTCAATAATTCTATTCTTGTAGTTACAAGTTAGAATAAACCGGCAGTTGTTTGCAAACTCCTCGATAAACCCACGAAGTGCCGGTTGTGTAGACTGTGCGTTCGAGTAATCGAACTCGTCTAGAATCACGACCTTCTTGTTGTCAGAGAAAGAAACGGTACTGGCAAAGTTTCGAATCTTGGTCCGTAGAGTATCAATGTTTCCATCTTCCGAACAATTGATTAGGATACTTTCGCATCCAAGTTCTTCACATAAAGCTCGTGCGACCGTGGTCTTCCCAACACCGGCCTTACCGGACAAGAGCAAATTCTGCATCTCACCCGAATGAACAATGTCTGAAAAGTTTGCCTTAATTTCATTAGGAAGTACACAGTCGGCGATACAGTTAGGTCGATACTTTTCGACCCACAAATAATGATTTTTCACAATCAACCCTCGTAGTTAGAGTTATTTTCCAAAGCGATCCAGTAAGTCAAATCAGTATTAGAACTGGTAAACTTACTAACCAACTTAGAAGAAATTTCAACATCATAGTCACCGGGAAGCATTTTCATATTCTCGGTCTTAAAGAAGAACTCAAAAGAAGGTGTATCGTCAGAAATCTCACCTACTCCAATAGAGTAAGTGTTGCAGGATGAATCTTTAGCATCAAGTGCAACAAGTTCAAGAGTTTCACCAGTATTGCGAACGCAAAGATCAGGAAGTTGAAGAACCGCAGCTGCCTTCATGATCTGGTTGAAGTTACCCTCAGTCAATCTGAAGTCAACTACAGGATCAGGCATATTGATTGTCTGCGTAACAGACTGAATCAGTTCCGGTTCTGCGTAATGGTACTTAGTCTTTGCAGACTTACCACTATCCGAAATCACGACATGGTTTTCGTGAAACTCAAACGTGGGACTATCGAACAGAGAAACCGTACCAAGGAACTTGTTCAGATCCCAGATAGCAATAGTCTGTTCAAAAGTTTCCGAGATAGTACACTCGGACATAACATTCTTAACGGGCGAGAGAGTCTTTAGAACATTTCCCGGTTCGATAATAATGTTTGAATTAATTGTAGAGTAATTCTTAAGGTACTCTAACGTTTCTCTAGACATTTTCATAGTATTAATTTCCACAGTTGTCATAATATAATCATTCTCCATTGTTTGGCTTTGCAGCCGGATGTTCGGGAATATCTTTCCCAGTAGCTTTCAAATAAGCTTCAATAACTTTCTTTCGGTTCATTCCTTCTTTCAAAGGTTTCTTATCCTCTTCTGACTCTATTTCATAAGACTTATAATCACCAAATCCGGGATTCCTAACAGGACATGAAACCCAAGGATAATGTAGTTTGGTATACGAACCTTCACCTTCAAGATCATTCAACCATGTCATGGGTTTATCACCGCACCCACATGCGGTACAGAAGTAGAAACCTTCTCGAACAGCACTGTCTCCTCTATACGGGCACGGAGGAATTTCAGAATTTCCATGACATGAAAGTTGTCTAAGTTCCACAATAGAATCTGAAGCTTTCCCCTTAGTTGCTCTAGATGCTATAGCTTTAGTGAAATTCTTGACTTTCTGTCCAAATGATGGTGTGTTTGGTTCTTCGGTAACTTTATTTTTTTGTGTTACTCGTATTATAGTCTTATTACCATCTCGAAATGTTTGTTCTTGTATTTGGGGAATGCTATCAGAATCAACAGAAATGTCGTTATGTTTATCTTGAGATTTTTTAAAAGCTTCTGATAAAGTCTTCTTAACATTGCCTTTATTTTTTCCACAGTTACAACCCATATTAAATCTCCTCCTGTTCGCCGTCCCAGAAATCAATATCATTTTCAATTTCATCTATTGACATATTACTATAATCTTTAAGGGACTGTTTGTTTTGGTTTCTTCTAGACTTCTTTTTAGTCTTTTTTGTAGACTTAGTAAAGTCTTCCCAGTCATCGTCGTAATATTGAAAATCATTCATCTGTAAATTTCGTTTCTTTCATATCAGAAATCCTGTATATCCCCAATGAGATTAGTTAGCTTATGTTCAACCATATAATTGAAAATCTTAGATCGTGAACCTTCTGTTGGTTTTTCCCATTCGTCGAAAATTCTATCTACAATATACACTGGAATCTTAGACAAGTCAACTAGAGTTTCGTTTCTTTCCCAATTTCTGGTTGTGTTCCAGTTATTTATATCCTCTAGAATAGAACTAATCTTCTTTTTGCCGCAAGGTTTCTGTCGTTTACTTTCTACCATAAAGACATCATCATCAGAAAGAATATTAGGAACACCATCAGATCTATCTCCAGCAATAACATGTTCAACCAAATGTCTCACAGGATCTTCACATACAATCATCTTCTTCTGAATGGGTGAATATTGTTGTACATTGTCTGAAGTTTGAAGTTGTTGAAAATCTTTATCACCAGAAATAATCATGATCTTTTCAGAAACACAATAATGTTTTGTGATGACTGCAATGATATCATCAGCTTCGCAGTTGTCTACCTTCATGTTCTTATAAGGGAAGGTCTCACGAACCTCGTCTCGGATTCTAGTGAGTGTGTCATAGATTGATCGCCAATCCTTATCATCATTTTCATGAGACTTCTTTCGTGCAGCCTTGTATAAGGGAAAGAAATTCTTTCTCCAACAATTCGAAGAATCTTCACAGATAATAAGTTCACCATATTCAGACGAAAATCTATTTCGAATCC